TGATTTACCAAAACCTTTAGTTGAGCCAATTGTTATTATGGCTAAAATAGTTGCTCAATACGATGATGTACAACAATACTTAGAAACTTACAGAACTACAAAAGGTTATATAAGACTTTTTACTTCAACAGGTAAAGTAGTAAAAGTTTACCCAAAAGACTTTCAATATACATTATCTACAAACGAAGCTGAAATACAAGGAGAAAAGAAATATGAGGATGAGTTTTTAAGAATTACAATCGATGGAAATATAGTAAATGTAAACGATGCTCCTTATGATTTACAAGGAGTTTCAGAGTGGTTTAGAACTCAAAACGACTACATTCAGCTTTACGATAAAAAAAGCAATCCATTGAGTAATTTTTATCGATATGATTTTGTACTTTTGAACGGAATTAACTATAACAGCATAGATGAGTTAGTTACACAATTAAACACGGTAGTATGGACTTAGCATTTGTCAGACTATATTTAAACGACTTTGAAAAAGCAAAACAAGGCGACGACAGCAACGATGTTAGTATTCCAAAGTATGCTTATGTTCAGTTGTTGCCGTGTGGCGTACTAAGCCAATTCAGTAGATGTAGAGAGGGAGTTTCATTTGTGGGAGGTATTAAGGTTGAACTTATAGATTCTTGCCAAACAGTACTACAAGATGTATCTAACTTCTTTGCCTATGATACTTTCATTCAAGATGGACTGCCGCAAATTAATTGGGAGTTTGGTAAAGTAGGCAAAGATTATTATTACAGACCTTTGTTTTTAAAGATAACAGATTTAATAAACGAAGATGTTTATTATTCTAGTAGGTTTTTAATGACAAATATGGATAGTGAGTTAAGCACTAACTTTGTTTATACTGAAAACACTCGTTTCAGAGGAATACCATACGATTTAAAGCCTTTTTATCAGCAAGTAAGGTTCTATAAGTGTTTCTATAAAGATTCAGCAAATACGACTAATTTAAAGGAATACACTCAAACAAGTGGGCGTATTATGAATTATAGAAATATAATTACTTTTATAAAGGTATTTACATTTGATAAATTAGATATAGCCATTGACAATCGTATGTATGAAATGTTTGCTCACTCTATTGTTTATGCAAATGATGAGCGAATTAAATTACAATCTTACGAGAGTGAAGAAATCATTGGAGATACTAACTGGAAGTCAGCTACAATTAATGTAAACCCACAAGACGAGTACTTTACTTTAGATAATCAATTATTAGAGGGATTCACTTTAGATACATTTACTCCTAGTGGTAGTTATACAGTTGATTTGTTTCCTAATGATATTATAGGTGTTTTCAACCAAGTAATTACGTTAGGCGTTGGTACTTTAAAAATATACGATGAATTTAACACATTAATTGTTACTTTTACACAAGCAGATATTATTGTTGATGGTAATTTGTTTGGAATTGTTAATAGTTCATTTGTAAAAGATTTAAAAGCCTATTACGTTATAATTTCAGAGGGTTTATTTAAAGGAGATGGATGTAGTAATTTTAAAGTAACAGACCCAAGTGAATTGACTTTTGAAATAGTAGGTGGACAATATGATTCAGAAGATTACGATACAACAAATGATTATACATAAGATATGAGTACACTAGCAGAAATAACAATAGCGATAGACGATAATATTCGTAACAAAACACCTTTAGTTGTTAAAACTGAACACGCAGACGTTGACCAGTTAATAGCTGACCAATTGTTTCCTAGTTCTGTTAGACTAACTTTCAATGGAACAACGCAAACAAGTGGATTACCTTATATTAAAGTACCAAGTACTTTAGGTACTGATTGGAAAATAGACTTTGATATTTTCTTTGAAAAAATAGGTAATAGAGTTTTTTATAATGGATTTATTTCAAGTAATGAAACTGCAAAAGCATTAGGAGGAGGTTTTTTTGGAATTGAAATAGCAACTTTTGATTTACCGCTATATGAACCATCATTAAACAGACTTAGTGAAAGTGTTATAACAACTGCATATTTTGGACAATCAATATTACCAAACGCTTGTGTTAGAGTAGGTTCTTCAATATTATTGATTGGAGTAATTCCTGTAAATAATGGAGGATTTATTGAGGGTTCGTATATAGTAGAAAACTAAAATTAAATAATTATGGCAATAGAAGCTCAATTAATAAGTCAACAACAAGCTAGGTATTCAGAGAATATACTTAACCCTTTTATGACTTTTGATGAATTAGATTTTAACTACACTTTTACTAGTGGTGTTGGTAATATAGAAGTAAGCAATTCAGATGAGTTTAAACTAGGAGATTTGAATGTACAAAGAGTTCGTGCATTAACGACAAGTAGCGCAAACTTTAATGCTGGAGATAGAACAAACACAACAGTAAAAGAAAGCGGAATACATAACGTACAATTTCAAGCATTTAAAACAGATCCAGAAGCTAATATACAAATGCGTTTAGAGATTTTTGTCAATGGTACGTTAACTGCCGACAGAACAGTAGAAGTGCAAATGCGTTCTTCTCAAGGATTTGTAGATGATAATTGGAATATTTACTTTCAGTCTTTTACTGCTAATGAGGGAGATGTTTTATCTTTTGCTTGGTACTTTGAATGTTCAGAAGTGGATTGTATTACATATTTGACTGGTTATAAAATAGAAAGAAACAATCAAAACCTTTTTGCTCCAACTTTTTATAGTAAACCTACTTATTTAAACAGTAAATGGCAACAAAGAATTGACTTTGATAATTCTATAAATTTAGTAGAAAATGTAATTACAAACTTTCAATTTACTGGAACATCCACAAAAAACTATGTTGGAGATGATTTAATAGGTGCTTCATTACAAGTTGATAGATTAAATGATTTATTTACAGCAGAAGCTAACTTTTTAGCGAAAGTGCCAAGTGGGACTGATGTTCATATTGAAGTTAAATTTATTATTAACGGAATAACATACAGAGGCGATAATATTAAATTATTTAGAACCGCTGGAGAAGATCAATATGTAAATTTAGTTTTTAAATACCCAGTTACACAAGATTTTATTGATAACAATGGTACAATCACTCTAACTGCAAAAGGAGATGATATACAAATAAGTAAAAGAGCATTAATAGCAACAGTACAAAGTAATTATTAAGTTATGTTTACAATAGAGAAAGACCTAAGCGGTATATTTTGGCATATTTACAACAATGCGAGAACACGAGTAAACGTATCTGACTTTGATGTAGTTATCGATTCAATATCACAGACCTTTATTATTCAATGTAAGAACGGTTCAAACATACCTAGTCAAGCTATTGCAATAAATTTAATGCAAGTAATTGATTTAAGCGTTGGTACTTCTCCAATTGCTTTTAGTGGAGCAGAGGGTCTTATTCAATTGTTAATGGCTAAGAATTACACGCCTTACTTACAAGATGCACCATCTGAATCTGTTTATGTTTATAGAGTTGGTCAAGTAGGAGTGTTTACAATGACACCTACACAGTTTACAGATAACTTTACTGAAACTGGACTTGGTAGAAATACAATGCTTGGTTGGGCGTTAAGAAATGAAAGTAACGGAACTAAGAACCAACAAGGTAAATTTTCTCTAAATAAAGGTGCAAGTCCTTATGATGTTATTGGAGCAATAGGTGGAAGTCCTAATGCTGTTTTGATAGGACACAAACATACATTTAACGGTAGTGCAGCTGGAGCAACTGGCGGTGGGTCTGTTACAACTGGAAATCAAGATGAGGGAGCTGGTAGTTTCTTTATGAATAACACAGGTCTTAGTGAAAACGGAGTAAGTGTGCCAGACCAAACTGGTGTAGGCAAAAATATGCCACCATACTTAATTGATGTTTGGGTTGAAAGAGTTACTGATTTAATTATTAATTCTGGAAGTGGTGGCGGTGGCGGTGGTGGAGTTCAAACTGTTACAGGAGTAAATGTTAGTGGAACGCCAACTGATAGAGTTGTGGGAGTGCCTACACTACAACAAGTAACAGATGAAGATAACGAAACTACAAGTGATATAGTAGTTAAAGATAGCGAAAGTAAAATATCATTACAACCTAGAAATATTCGTTTTGATGATATAGACGAAGGTGGTAGTACTAGTTTAAGATTTATAAATACAGATGCAACAGACCAAGAAATTGAAATAAGAGGACTAGGCGGCACAATGGCTTTAACTTCTGATATTCCTACATTAGTAGCTGGTACTAATATAACTATTGACGATGCAGACCCTTTAAACCCTATAATAAGTGCAAGTGGCGGTGGTGGTTCGCAAACACTAGCACAGACTTTAGACAATGGCAATTCAACTGGTGGAGAAAATATACTTATAAATAATGCTGATGCGATTGAGTTAGAGAATGGTTCAAAATTAAGTCAAGGTATAGTTGACGCTGGTACTGGTGGAAATAAAGGTATTGCTTTAACTTGTGCTGTTGGTTTTGAATGGAAGTTTGAAGCAGGAGAAGCGTATTTAACTGAAACAACAAGCGGATATATTAGACTTAAACAATATGCAAGAAGTATTCCAACGGTAGATGATGATATTACAAAAGGTTTTGTAGTTAATTCACTTTGGTATTTAGATAATGGAGATACTTGGTACTGTATTGATTCAACCGAGGGTAATGCAGGTTGGGCATTTAGAAATAATGGCGTTCCTACTCTTGACCAAGTATTGGTTTTGGGAGGAAATCTCGCTCAATCTATACCAATTATTTTAAGAAGTACTGCAAATGATTTTGAATTACTTTTAAATGAATCTGAAATAGCTGATATTAAAAGCGAAAGTGAAACAAATGATAAGCGTGTACAAATTGACCCAAATGGTATTTATATAGGAGATTTTACCGAAACTAACCCTAGTGTTAATATAAATAGAGAGGGTATTGTAATTGATAATGTAAGTTATTTATATCCAAGTGGAACTTCAAGTCCTTTAGCAACTTTGGCTGATATTACGGGAACAACTCCTACACTTCAAGAAGTAACAGACGAGGGAGCAACAACTACAAATTCTATAACTGTTGATGGTGGTTTATTTAAAACTTTAATTACACCTAATGAATGTCAAGTTGCTATAATAGATGGAATTGATTTTGATTTAATATCTTTAGGTTTTAACGGTTTAATTAGACAGACTAGTATAGATAATGCAGGTATTCCAATTACACAAGAGTTATCATTTGAAGGTATTTCAACAGACGAAATTTTAACAATTCCAAATAAAAGCGGAACTTTAGCAACTTTAGATGATATACCAACAACTACAAGCCAATTAACAAACGATGGCGCAGATGGCGTAAACCCTTTTATTACAGCTTTAGATATACCAGTAGCGGGAGAAGCATCAACTTTAGTTCGTGAGGTTAAAAATATGACGGGGGCAACCTTAACAAAGGGAACCGTCGTTTACATTTCGGGTGCAAATGGAAATAAGGCATTAGTTTCAAAAGCATTAGCTACAACCGATGCATTAAGTGCTAGAACATTTGGATTGTTACAATCAGACATTTTAAACAATGGACTCGGAAACTGCGTTATCATTGGAGATTTAAGCGGGATTAATACTTCAGCATTTGCAGAGGGAGCGCAACTTTATTTAAGCGGAACGGTTGCGGGTGCATTTACAGACGTAAGAACATTAGCACCTACTCACTTAGTTTATATAGGTAAAGTTACACGAGTTCATCCAACACAAGGACAAATCGAGGTACAAATCCAAAACGGTTATGAATTAGAAGAAATACACGACGTTCAAATAATAACGCCTTTAAACAATCAAACAATACTTTACGAAACTTCAAGCGAACTTTGGAAAAATAAAACAATAATTGAGGATTCTATTGCAAATGGAGTTACAGATAAAGCACCTAGTCAAAATGCGGTTTTTGATGCATTAGCTTTAAAGCAAAATTCTGCTACATTAATTTTTGATTCAATTCAAAAAGCAATAATGCGAGATAATTATTTTTGGTTTATTCCTAATGGAATTTCGACAGGAATAACAGCTACTTTTGGTTCTTCTGAAAGAATAATTTCAGGAAGTTTTGCTTTATTAAATAATGGAACATTAACAAGAGGAATGATACCTTTTAATACAACAATAGTTCCCGGAATACTTGCTTTTTCAAGACGAAATGACGCATTAGTTTTAACTGGTTTAGAGGTTGTATTTACAAGAAAAATACAGTTTAATTCTAACGTATCGGGACAAAGATTCTTTTCAGGAATTTCAAAAGGAAATCAATTTGCAGCACCTACAAATGTTGAACCATCAACACTAACTGATATTGTTGGAGTTTGTCAATTATCAACGTCAACAAATATGCATATTGTACATAATGATGCAAGTGGAACAGCAACAACGATTGATTTAGGAAGTAGTTATCCCTGCACAGATTCACAATATAATTACTACATTACAATCGAGCAAACAACAACAACTTATATTGTAACAGTTGAGAGAGTAACAGTTACAACGGGAGCAAGTATAAGCACAACTTCAACACTAGCGACAAATATTCCTAATTATGCAACGGGTACTATTCAATTATTAACTTGGATTTCAAACAACGCAACAGCAGCAATAGCAAGTTATTTAGACGGTGGAGCAATCGGTAACGTAAAAAATCAATAATATGTATTACAAAAATTCAAAATATCAAATCTTTGATTCGCAAAACAATCTTGTAATAATGCAAGAGGGAACAGCGCAATACAACGCATATTTAGCGTATTTACAGAACGATGGGGAATTAATCGATACTGAATACGAAATAGAAGTAAACGAGGTAACAAATGTAGATAATATTGTAATTGATTTACTCACGAAACAAGTTGAAACTATGAGCGAAATTGAAAAGACAGATATATTACAAACCCTTTTGACCCAATAATATGAACATATTAAAATCAATTTTAGAAGATTGTAAAAACTGGGATAAATTTATCTTAAACCGTTGGCACTTACACGCACCCATAGCTTTTGTAGCTGGGTGCTTTTTATTTTTATTATTAAAAGACACAATTCACGATACTTATATCGCAACGGAAATAGCGTTTAAGATATTTGTACCTAGTTTTTTAGGATATTTAGCGTTATTTACTTTTGAATCTTGGCAAAAAAGAGGTCGATTGATAGGAGAACTTGAAATGTTTGAAAGCGATAAAGATTTATGGTTTAGTGAGTTCTTTTTAGTGTTAGGAATATTAGTAAGTTTTTTTTATTTTTTATAGTTATGGAATGGATTGTAAATAATTGGATGTTATTATTAGGAGCAATTACTACTCCGATTGCTTGGATTTTTGGTGGTAAACAAGCCAAAGCACAAGAACTAAAAAAAGGCGAAACTGAAATAAAAAAAGGTAATGCGGATGCAGTATCAGCAATGCAAGAAGTTTACAATAAATTCCTAGATGATTATAAGGTACGAATGAGCGAGGTTATGAATGAACTTACAGAAGTAAAGGACAATTATAAGACGATGCAGAAGCAATTTAATGAAATGCAAATTTCATACAGTAAAGACACCGAAAAACACCGAGATTTATCTTTAAAATATATAGCACTACAAAAAGATCACGAAAGTTTGAAAAGCTTATATGATAAATTGAAAAAAGATTTTGACCAACAAAAAAAACTAGCCAAGTGAAACTAGATGATAATGGTTACAAGTTAATTCAAGGCTTCGAGGGATTGTCTTTAGTTCCGTATTTATGCAAGGCAAAGGTTGCGACCATAGGTTGGGGAGCTACTTTTTATCCTAGCGGAATAAAAGTAACGATGCAAGACAAGCCAATAAGTTTAGCTACTGCCTCGTGGATGTTTAGAACAATAGCTGATAGGTTTGCAGTTGACGTGGATAAATTAATCAAAGCAAACATCAATCAAAACCAATTTAACGCAATCGCATCTCTAGCCTACAATATCGGAATAGCTGGACTTGCTAAAAGCACACTTCTTAAAAAGGTTAACATTAACCCTAGTGATCCGACAATCGCTGCCGAGTTTGCAAAATGGAATAAAGCTGGTGGCAAGGTAGTAAACGGACTTACTAAACGCAGAGCAGTTGAAGCTAAATTATACTTCTCTTAAAACTTAAAAAATATGGTTTCAAAATGGAGTGTTTACGACAAGCAAGTATTAGAGATAGTTACTACTTCCAAAAGGGAACTAAAAAAGATTGAGATTATAAGAAAAATAAATGAAGATTTAAGTTTTGACGATAAAAAATCTTTCAGCAAATATTTAGAGAGAAATCTAGCAAGGATAACAGATAGTTATGAGGGAGTTTATAATGCTTCTAATAAACTAGATATAGATTACACAACCGTTAAGCATTTATGGTTAAAGGATAAAGAAGCTAGTGTATTTGTAAAAAACCCAAACTTTATAGAGCAAGAAACACAAGACTTGCAAGAACTAAGAAGCAAGTTAATTGATAGCTTAAAAGACTACACTCCCAAATACCCAAAGATTGAACGATCTAAAAATGTAAAGAAAAAACTATTGGTAGTTTCTCCAGCAGACATTCACATCGGGAAATTAAGTAGTGCATTTGAAACTGGGGAAGATTATAATAATCAAATAGCGGTTAAACGTGTTTTAGAAGGTTGTAACGGACTATTAGCAGAATTACCAACAGATAGCATAGATAAGATATTATTTGTTATAGGAAACGATATTTTGCACATTGATAACAGTAAAAGAACAACTACCGCTGGAACACCACAAGATACTGATGGAATGTGGTTTGATAATTTCTTAATAGCCAAACAGCTTTATGTAGATATTATTGAAATAATGATGCAAGTTGCAGATGTTCACGTTGTATTCAATCCGAGCAACCACGATTACACAAATGGGTTCTTTTTAGCGCAGATTATTGAAGCGCATTTTAAAGGTAGTGCTAATGTAACTTTTGATTGCAGTATTTCACATCGTAAATATTACCGATATGGGAACAATTTAATAGGTACTACTCACGGAGATGGCGCAAAGGAAAGTGATTTGGCTTTACTAATGGCGCACGAGAGTAAACATTGGCAAGATTGTAACCATAGGTATTTTTATATTCATCATTTCCATCATAAAATTAGTAAAGACTATATGAGTGTATGTGTTGAAGCGTTACGTTCTCCTAGTGGCACAGATAGTTGGCATCACAGAAATGGCTACCAGCACTCCCCCAAGGCGGTTGAAGCATTTACTCACGATTTTGAATACGGACAGACCGCACGTTTAACACATTTATTTTAATATGAGCCAAACACGATTCCAAAGAATAAAAAGAGTATTGCAATTCTATTATTCAAGAGGTCAAAATAGAGAATTTGTAAACAAAGTATATAGAAACATAATTAAAACTAAATTAAAATGAAATATTTATTACTTGGCATTTTTTTATTTTTATTTTCTTGCGGGGCAAAGACAGTAAACAAAGAAGAAACAAAAACAGATAGCATCGCTAAAAACGTAACAGTTTTGACAACTGACAGCACCTCTATTGACAAAAAAGTACTTGCTTACGATGTTGAAACGGATGAAATTGTAATCGAGGCAGTTGACACAACCGAGCCAATCGAGATAACCAATAACGATGGTAAAGTAACAAAGTACAAAAACGCTCGTTTAAGCAAGAAAAAAAGAAAAGATAACACAATAGTCGTAAGTGAAAAGATAGTGGCTAAAATAGTGGTTGATTCAGTTAGTAACGAGATTGAAGTTAATAAAGTTGAAAGCACAAAGATAGTTTATAAGGAGCAGTTCAACTGGGGAACATTTATTATTCAACTCTGGTGGTTGTGGCTCTTAAT